TTTGCCACTACGCGCATATTGGTGATCCTCAGTTAAGCGGAGGCGGGCGGCGCCGAAGCGCCACCCGTCAACCAGCAGGTTACGAAACGGTGAAGCCAGCGCCGCTCTGGATCGGCGCGAGCTGCGGATCCTTCACGAGGAAGGACGAAACCGCGCCGCCAGTGAGCGCTGCGCCCGCAACGCGGTAGCAGACCCGCAGGTAGCGTTTGACCGGGGTCGGAAGGCGCACGACGAACGGCGTCTTGCCGGCGCCAACAGCTGCGGCGTTGTAGGCAAAGACCGGAGACGCAACCAGATCGGTCCAGGTTGCGTTGTCGGTCGATGACTGCACCACGAACTGGATGGTGGCTGCACCGCCAGAGGTGAAGGCGGTATTGACGAGAAAAGCGACGTTCAATTCCTCGCCGATACCGTCGTCCTGCACGCCGCCGGTGTCGAAAGTGTTGGTCGGCGCGTTGTCGCTGACGGTGAAAGCCGCCGTTGACTGCGCGTAGGAGAAGACTTCTTGGCTGTCCAAAATCATGAGCTTTATTCCTTCTGCCAGAGGGCAAGGTGACTAAGCAGCGCAAGCGCTGCTTAAGGCACGTTGGCCTCGGTATTGAGGATGGCGTCAACCAGACGGATGGGCACGCCGAGGAAGTTGACCTCGAACTGCTTAGCGCCTTCCGACAGCGACAGAGCGTTGGTGCTCTTGTTCATCGCCTGGATCATCAGCATCTGGCGCACGGTGCGGTTCACGTAGAACACACCCTTGCCCATGCTTTGGTTCGGCAGACGGTTGATCGCCTTGATCATGGCTTCGATAATCTTGACCGAGGCGCCAGCGGTATCCGCGACCAACGCCGCTGCGTCGATGTTGGCGACGCGAACGACATAGCGCCAATCGCGGAGCGAGACGCCACACTTCCATTGCCAGCGATCCGCAAACGCGCGGTAGCGAGCCGGCGGGGTCGAGGTGTCGAAGGCGTCGATTTCGCCAAGATCCTGGTGGATCAAGCCGGCCTCGGAGCCATTCGGGTAGATGCCGTGGCAGGTGTTCTGGTCCCATACCACCAACCAGATCGACGTGTTCGCATTCGCGGAGCCGCCCATCTTGATGATGTTCTGACCGTTGAGCGCGGTGCTGTCGGAGTAGCGCGGTGCCAGACCCGTGAAGCGTTCCGGGTTCACCGAGGTATTGCCGTAGAACAGCGTCTGCGCCATCGCCTGGTTCATGCCTTCGACGAAGGCCAAGCCCTCGCTCAGGCGGAACTGCGTGGTGTTGCCGTTGAGCAGTGCCAAGTCCTTGTCGACTTCCGACCGCGTCTCGAGCATGCCGCAGGCGTCATCGACCTGGGCACGGATCGACTTGCTGGCCGGGACGCCCTGATAGAGCTGGCGCCAGACGGCGGTCGGCAGGCCGGTGCGCACCGTGGTGCGATGACCAGTCGGCAAGTTGCCTTCGACCCACAGCATGTCGTCGAGGATGCTGTTGGTCTGGTTGAGCAGCTCGATCACGCGAGCGGTGGAACCGTTCGGATCGATCGACTTGGCGAAGTCCAGGAGCGTGACCGCGCCGGCGCGCGGTAGCGTCACGCCCATGAGAAGGGGCGTCGCTGCTAAAGTGTGATGATCACCGAGTAAAGCAAATGCTAAACCGATGGTCAAAAAAAGGGCCAGCTGAACCCAGTTCGCTGTAAGCCAGTTGCGGATACGAGACATTTTAAACCTCTCAGGTCTTAGTGTTGCCATAGAGCACGTCAGCCGTATCCTTGCGCGCAGCCTGCGGGCTGGTGCCTGAACCTCGGATGACACTGTCGTCACTGAGTTGCTTGCCAATCTTGATGAAGCCTCGGATCACTTCCGGATGGTTGCCCAACCCGGTGATCACGAGCATCTGCTTGACATCGGGAGAGAAGAACGTGTCGAGCGCCTTCTTGCCGACAGCGAGGTTTTCCTGCAGCTTGTCGCCGCCGAATTCCTTGTCGGTCTTGCTGGCCTCCTGCCACTGCGCAAACTGCGCGGCGGTAGCTTCGTTCTGCTTCTGGACGAAAGCAGCTTGCACATCGGCAAGGCGTTGCGCTTGTTCCTGCGTTAGGTTCAGCTCTTTGAAGACCGATGTAAACTCGCCGAGTGATGCCTCGTCCAGCGTGATGCCTTCCGGCACCTTGATGTCGTAGGCCTCGGGTGCGCCCTGTGCTTCTGGCTTCTTGCCTTCCTCCGCCGGCTTCTCGCCGGTGGTGTCGGCTGCCGGTTCCGCTGGCTTCTGCTCGATGTTGCCATCGGTCAGCGCGGACGTAGCTGGGGCAGTTTGCGTCGACGTGGCGTCGGGTGCCGCTGGCGCCGTGGGTGTGCCCTGGTCGCCTGGGGTGGCCGAAGCCGGTGTCTCGGTCGTCATTCGCGATGTTCCTTCAGCATCGTTGCGTAACGCTCGGGCGCCGCTTCGTTGACATCCGCCAGGAAACGAAGCCCGACATTCCGCTCGCCTTCCCGAAAGAAGGTGGCGTTGTCGCCGGTGAACGAGGACCGCCAGATGCCGGCCGCTTCAAGCAGTCGGTGCATGAAGCGCCGGCCGCGTTTATCGCTCATCAGCCACCTCAGATCTTCCAGCTCTATCCGCCGTTGGTGCTCATCGGCATCGCGGGCTCTTGACCTCTCGGCCTCTCGGCTTTGGTGGTCCAGCGGAGTTAGATCATCAGTTGGCTGCATGCTAAGACCAGTTTGTCGAGATAACCGAACAGGGGGTGTCAGGAGCCGTAGAGAACGTCGGCCGTGCTCTTGCCCTTATCGCCTTCGCCCTGTAGCGCCATGTCGGTGATCTGCAAATCCACGCACTTGCAGATCTCGACCGAACCGTCCTTCTGGTTCTCTTCGCGCGAGGAGGTACCGGTCACCTTGACCATGGCGGTGAGCTGTAGCGCCTGGCCGACGGGCGGCAACTCGGTAATACCGAGCTTTGCCATCGTGTCTTCGTTGAGGTAGAGCGACAGGCCATACGGGTATTTCGGCCCCGCGTCGTCACTCTCGCCAAGCAAGGTGTCGGCTTGGCTCTCTTCGGCGGTCTGCGCCAGGTTCACGAGTTTCATTGTCCTGCGCCTCCCGACGCGTTGTTGTAGCCAGAGAACATGCTCATCACGTCCGTGAGCGCGTTTTTGCCGTCGGTATTCGTTTGCGACATATCCTTTGCCGCGCCCGCAGCGGTCGGGACCATCGCGGCAGCTTGCATCTGTGCTTGTTGTTTCGCTCTTTGCTGTCGGACAATTGCCACCTTCTCGTCGGCAACGATGATGCTCGGATCGACGCCCAGCATGTCGGCATACCGATCGACCATCTGATCCGCGTCGATCTTGTCGAGCACCTCGGGCTTCATCTGGGCGACCGACCCCACCATGCCGATGAGGCGATCGACCGACGTGATGCCGACCGCGCGTTGCGCCTGGGCCAGCGTCGAAACGAATTCGATATTGAGATCGTGGCCTTGCAATTCCTTGGGCGGCGGGGGCAGGGCGCCGGCGGCAACGATCTGGTCGAAGGTGATATCGATCATCGGCGACAGCAATTCGTCGTGCAGGCGCTCGAGGACCGGCCCGAGCATCAACAACTTCTCCTCGTGGCGTTCGGCGATTTCCCGGGCGGTGATATCGCTGCGCTCGTCATTGCTGATCATCATGAAAAGATCGACGAACATGGCGCTGTTGATGCGATCCCGCACGTCCTGGATATCGGCCAGCAGCGCGTTCAGCTCCAGTTTGACCTCGAACATGGACCGAATGCCGCGCGACTGGTTGCCGCCGACATCGTCAATGTAGGTGATGCCGCCGGGCAGGCGGTCCATGGCCCGGCCCTTAAGGCTCGTCGGCACTTGCAGCGGTGGGTCGGTTTGGTAGTCGATCGCCTGGCCCTTGCGGAGCTGCTCATGCTGGAGCTGTTTGATGTCGCCGATCGCTTCCATGGCCGGACCCCAGCCATAGACCTCGTTGCTTGCCGTCGACCATCGCGGCGCCAGCGCCGGGAAGCGGTCGAAGCCGCTCTCGCGCAAAAGGCCGTCGGGGCTGCCCTGATTGTCGTAGGCGGTCGAGGCGCTGCCGGCTTCGACATAGATCGACTGAAAGCGCTTGTTCTTGGCGTCTCGCTTGGTGAGATCGCGATTTTTGCGCGGCTCGATCAGGTGAGTGATCGTGAAGCGCTGGTCGTAATTGCCACGGTCGTATGCGTTGCGCGCACCCATCGACAGCTTGTCGAGGCCGAACTCCTCGGCCATCTCCTCGACCGTCATCTCGTAGTCGCGCACGACGGTGCAGGCAACGCCGCGATTGTCGGTGGCGATGGCATATTCCCCGACGGTCATCACGTGATGTCGGACGATGTCCTTGTAATCGGGCACCATGAGCGAGCAGCCGGTACCGAAGGCGACCAGCTCCTCGTAGATCGAATGCAGCGAGCGGTAGGTGTTCGACGACGCGTAGACGTCTTGCATCATGGTCGTGAGTTTGCCGAGCCAGTCTTTGACTGGGTCGAATTCAGCAAGGTCGTTGTCCGCTGTCTTCACCCGGAACCAGGGGCGGGCAGGCGAGGTCATGCCGGCCATCAAGCCTGCCGACGCGATCCGGTGCGCCTTTGTCCCCGTGCTGTCGAGGATGGATTTGTATTGCGAATAGCGTTGTGACCGGTCGTCGGATGGCCGGTAGAACTTGCCCAGTCGCGGGATAAGGAACTGAGTAACTTCCTTGTACTCGACGTCGCGCATTGAGCGCAGCGTCCACAGGGAAGTGCGGCGGTTAAGCACACGCTGCCGGGAGGAGATCGGCGTTGCGGCCATCTCAGGCTCCCAGCAACACGTTGCTACCGACCGTCAAGGAACTGGCGGGCACGCCTTCGGCGCCGGTCAGCATCGTGCCGGCGGGCGGGCGCGGCCCGGTCAGCTGGGAATTTTTGCGCGTGACGGCGACAGACGGTTGCTGTTCCGGTTGCTGCAGCGGCTGCGTCTTGGGGATTTTTGGCGTACTGCCACCCATGCACATGGTCGACCTCACTTCAAGCGATCGTAGGGATCGTAATGCTGCCGGGTGGAACCATGCGAAACGTCGTAGCCGATGCGGTCATAGGGGTTGTGCGGTGGGCGGGCCGGGCGATTGGTTTGCGCGAAGTCAGAAACACGAGGCGTCTCGATCGATGCCAGCAGGACAGCCGAGGCGTAATCAGGCGACCGGCCGATCCGCTTGACGATCTCGTCCCGGCTCTCCACCGAGATGACGCGGCCAGCCACCGTCCAACGCGGCGCTGTCAGATCGGCCAGCAGGCGCGGATCGGGCGGCAAGGCGATGCCGGTATCGTTGGCCGGGTCGAGCTCTTCGCGGAACAACCACCAGAGCTGCGTGCGCATATTGGCGAAGTTGAGCTTGCCTGACTTGTCTGTGCGGGTGGCGGTTTCCGAGACGTTGACGCCGATCACCTGTGGCACCATGGTCCGCAGGAAATCGAAAGGCGAGGCCCCGACGCCGATTACGTCGATATGGATGGGGGCTGCATCGCGCAGATGGCCGACTGAGATGCCGGCGACCATAGGGCCGTCTGGCGTGGCCGTGCCAGGATATGCCAGAAGCTCATCGTACCAGTTCCCCTCGTGCCGCCGCGCGAGCACGGTGTTGTCCTTGCCGCCGCGGGCAACGTCGACGCCCATGCTCTCCATGCGTTGCTTGGGCGCGCGTGGCTTCCAGCGATCCATCGCCGCCTGCACCCAGGCCGTCGGGATGACCTGCATCGCGTCGTCTTCCATGCCGGCTTGGAAATCGCCTTTCAGCATCTGCGAGCGCAGCGGCTCGGGAAGTGCTTGGAGCTGGGCCATGTAGCCGGTTCCCATCAGATAGGGGTTGTCGGTAACGCGCGACGGGATGAACGTCCGCGATTGCGGGATGATGTCGGGTCCGCCTTCCGGATCGCGGATGGCTTCCGGCCCGTCGACCTCGATATCCTTGCCGTCGATGACCGCGAAATATCGCAGCTCGCCAGGTAGGGCAGGGTTCGGGTGCTTCGGGTCCAGCCAGGGCGCAAAGAAGGCAATCACCCAACGCCCTTCGGCGCTGGTCGGCGGGTTGAACGTCAATAGCGCCTGGCAGCGCTGGCCTATCGTGACGGTGCGCAGCCAGCCGAGCAGGAACCGGACTTGCGCCTCGAGGAAGTTGGTTGCCTCGTCGAACACGATCAGGTCATGCGGGCGCCCTTGGTATTTCTTCTCGTCGCCCAGATTGGGGCAGGATCCGAACTCGATCTGCCGACCGTCCAGGCGCCAGATCATGTCTTTGCCGTTGAGCCCGTCACGGGTGCCAAGAACCTCGGCGATCCGGTCGACAATGCCGGTGAGCTCGGTACCGTTGCGCCGGACGATCATGCTGCGCTGGTGGCGTATCAGCGCCTTGGCAATGCCCAGATCCGACTTGCCGCCACCAGCGGCCCCGCCGAAGCCGACAACGTCCGCCGTTGACGTCCAGGCCACTTGCTGAGGTCCTGGCAGCGGCGTCCAGATCGGCCAGTCATCGGTGATCAGCCGCTCGATCTCCGCCCGCTCTGCCGGTGTCAGGTAGTCGAGGAGTGCTAGGGTATCAGCTGAAATCATGCAGCACTGTCCGTGCTGACTGGCCGCCTGGCGTGTACGCGTTGACCACCGACATCAGGCGCTTGCCGTCAACCTCGCGGGCGAGCTGGATTGCCTGGTCAACGTCGATCGTCCAACGGAACTCGCCGATATGGCCGGTGAGATATTCCGCCTCTGCGCCGTTCGCCAAGCCGCGTTGCACGACCCAGACCGATTGTCGTTGTGCTTTAGCCATCAATAATTCCCTTGCGCTCTCGGGCGAGCTGGAGGAGATGCTCCAACCGCTTCGCCTTTTCCGTGTCGCTCATTTGGATGGGCCCGCCGTTGGGGCCGGACATCTCGACCTGTGACTTGTCGCCATAGACATGCCGGCGGCGCCCTTTGAGCAGGAACATGGCCGCCGTGTCGCTGTAGCGCGTGACGACACCGCACACCTTGCCCTTGTGGAACACCGGCTCGTCCACGCCTTCGATGGCCCGCTCGTAGAGCGCGCCCTCGATCGCATCGACGGCTTGCTCGATCGCCTCATCCCAGGCATCAGCGAAGCTGGGATCGGCCTTGCGCAGGCTGTAGACGGCGGAATAGCTGACACCGCAGGCGCGCGCGGCGGCGCTGACGTTGGGGCTCTTGCGCAACGCCTCGAGGAACAGCTCTTGCAATTCGGCAGTGAACATCATGCCGACACTTTAGCGGGGTGCAGGCAGTTCAATCGAACAGGGCAAGAAAAAGCCCCAGGCCGAAGGGGATCGGATGCCTGGGGCTTCGACAGGGATTGGCCGTTCTGGGAGGACGGCTAAAGCAATATAGCAAACGCTAAATCGCAGGTCAAATAGAGAATGGCCTGCGGACCCAACCGGCCGGCGTCTGGGCCCGGCTTCGGTAATGCACGATGGCGTGGATCGTCGAGCGGCTGACACCGAAATGGCGCGCAAGCGCGTTGATCGACCAGCCGTTGTCTTCACGCAGATCTCGGATCTCGTCGATCTGATCGTTGGTCAATTTGGCGCGCGGATGGTCCTCGCCGACACGATAACCGCGCTCGTTCACCGCTACCATTCTGCTTGCAACTTTTTGCATTTT